CTATCCGCATTGCGGACTACTATTACGTAGATTACGACACCGGCACGCTCAATTTGTACCCTGGCAACGTTACGGCGTTTGAGGGAACGCCCGAAGACAAGCAACTGCGTGCTATTTACGGCAAACCTAAGAAATCTAGGCAGTCTGACCGTCCGCGCATCAAGTATTGCAAGATCAACGGGTACGAAATCTTGGAAGAACGCGAGTGGGCGGGTAAATACATCCCCATTATTCGCATAATCGGCAATGAATTTGAAGTAGATGGCCGTCTGTATGTGTCTGGGCTGGTTAGAAACGCCAAAGATGCCCAGCGGATGTACAACTATTGGGTATCTCAAGAGGCAGAAATGCTGGCTTTGGCCCCCAAAGCGCCATTTATTGGCTATGGCGGTCAATTTGAGGGGTATGAGAACCAATGGAAGACCGCAAACACGACCAACTGGCCGTATTTAGAGGTTAATCCTGACGTTACAGACGGCGCAGGCGCTACGCTGCCCCTACCCCAACGCGCCCAGCCGCCAATGGCCTCTACGGGGCTTTTGCAGGCTAAAGCTGGCGCTGCCGAGGACATTAAATCGTCCACAGGCCAATATAACGCCTCTTTGGGCATGACTTCCAACGAGCGCAGCGGCAAAGCTATCGCGGCGCGTCAACGTGAAAGTGATGTTGGGACTTACCACTATGGTGACAATTTGGCCCGTGGCGTGCGGTATCTGACCCGCCAATTGATTGATCTGATTCCTAAAATCTACGACACGCAGCGTATCGCCCGCATCATTGGTGAGGATGGCGAAACCAGCATGGTCAAAATTGATCCGACTCAGCAAGAGCCGGTCAAAAAGATCGTGGATCAGCAGGGTATTGTGATCGACAAGATTTACAACCCAGGCGTGGGCAAGTATGACGTGGTAGCGACCACCGGCCCAGGCTATGCAACCAAGCGCCAAGAGGCATTGGACGGTATGGGCCAGTTATTGCAAGGTAACCCCGATTTGTGGAAAGTGGCTGGCGATTTGTTTGTGAAGAACATGGATTGGCCTGGTGCTCAAGAGATGGCAAAGCGTTTTGCTAAGACCATTGACCCCAAACTATTGGAAGTTGGCGATACCGATCCTGCTTTGCAAGCCGCCCAGCAGCAAATACAAGCGATGGGTCAAGAGATGGAGCAAATGCACCAGATGATCCAAAACGCCAGCAAATCCATTGAAGCGCAGGATATGCGCCGCAAGGATTACGAAGCCGAGATTAAGGCATTCCAAGCCGAAACTCAGCGTTTATCTGCGGTGCAAGCGTCTATGTCGCCAGAGCAGATTCAAGACATCGTGATGGGCACGCTGCACGGGATGATCACATCCGGCGACCTGATTAACGAAATGCCTGGCCGTGACATGGATACCGGCCCTGAAATGCCTCAAGAGGGCATGGAGCAGCCACAATGACGTACAAAGCCGCTGATTTTGTTGGGATGCTGTTCTTAGCCCGTGATGTGGCGCACAGCGTTCACTTGAACACGCGCAGCTATTCTAAGCACGTTGCGCTTAACACCTTTTACGACAGCATCATTGACCACGCGGATGCTTTTGCTGAAGCCTACCAAGGCCGTCATGGGCTAATGGGTCCAATTACGCTGCATTCGGCCACTAAGACGGCCAATATCATCGACTTTTTGCAAGGTCAGTTAAATGACATTGAAAAATGCCGGTACGACGTAGTGGACAAGTCTGATTCATCGCTTCAACAGTTGATTGACAACATTGTTGAGTTATACCTGACAACGCTCTATAAACTGCGCTTTTTAGCGTAAAGGCAAATCATGGCGGCGTACAACAAATACACGGCTGCGATAGAGCCTTTGTTAGAGGGCATTAACTCTGGGTCAGACGCATGGAAGATTGCTCTAGCCGCAACGGTTAACGCAGCCGACACCACCTTTACGCCTGGCACTACTGACCTAGCTACAGGCGGCGGGTACACGGCTGGCGGTAACGCGGCTAGCACAACAAGCGCTTCGCAAACTGGCGGCACATTTAAGCTGGTATTAGCCAGCCCCTCGGTTTGGACTGCTACAGGTGCAGGGTTTACTTTTCGTTACGCCATTTTGTGGGACTCCACAACCAGCACGCCGGTTGGGTATTGGGATTATGGCGCTAGCCAAGCGGTGGCCGCTGGCGAAACAGTTACGGTGACTCTAGACGCTACCAACGGTGTGTTCCAAGGCACATAAATGGCAACTTTTTTAGTTGACAGGGTTCAAGAAACTACCGCTGTCACAGGTACGGGGTCCGCTACGCTTTTGGGCGCTGTAACTGGTTTTCAAGCCTTTTCTGCTGTTGGAAACGGCAATTCAACTTATTACACAATTGTTGGCACTACCGAATGGGAAGTAGGACTTGGTACTTATAGCACCACCGGCCCTACGCTAACACGAGACACCGTGTATTCCAACAGTTTGGGAACTACTGCAAAAGTAAACTTTTCAGCAGGTACTAAAAACATTTTTCTTACCGCGCCTACAGCGTTGTTGTCAAAGTTGCTTGTAGCGCAATCACTTGTTATCAGCAATGGTACGGCTGTATTGGTTAAGCAAAATAACATTAATGGAACGCTTGGTATATCCAATAGCGGCGGCTGGCTGATCCCTCAAGCAATTACGTTAAGCAAATTTACCGCGACAGTTACTACCGCAACAAAAGGAAGCAGCATTAACATACCTGTAAAGTATGGTACTACTGGCTATAGCACTTCTACTTTGTTGCGTACTTTAGTAATACCAAATAACGGCACAAGCTACACCATTGCTGACACTACTAAACTCGCCGCGCAAACCTATATATATCTTGACATCACTAACGTAGGAACTACGTACCCTGGCGCTGGTCTAAAAGTGCAAATAGACTATACATATACACCCATTGGCTAACTATGACACCCGAGCAAATACAAGCATATTTTGGCACTGACATTGTGTACATTTTTAATGGCACGGCAGAGGATTTGTCTAACCTTATGATTGCCAACAGCATAAGCTTTAATTACATTACGGATGGTGCTACGCAAGTGGTGTATTTTGTTTCAACTGATGGTGGTGCAGTGCCAGCAGATAGCCGCATTTTGAGGATGTAAAAATGTACGCCAAACTTGTCACCCCAGCCGCAGCATCCTCCACTTGGTATTTCATCAGAGACATAATTCGCTTGGTGACTTCGGCTACGCCGTCAACATCACTGTTGTACGCTTTTAATGCTGCTTCTTCAGTTATTGTTGATTCAACCCCTGCTGGTTGGTCATATGTTGGTAGCAACCTTCCGGCAGATCAAGGCGCTGCTCCAACAACTTCAACTTCTGACTATGTGGCTTCTACCACACCCGTATATTTGTGGGCAATTTCTGCGCCTTGTCTTGAGGGTTCTGCGCTTAAATACGTTACATTTTCTCCCGCTAGCCCTGCCGTTACCGCGCCAACAACAGCAAATTCATATATAAACATGACCGCTGCAAGGTCTGTGACATCTTTAGGGGTCGCAACCAATGAAGGTATACGTTGCTATTCAACTAGCAGCACTACGTTTACTGGTATAGCGTTTTCTTCAATGCTAATGTCTGGGGGACTTACAGTACATTTAATTGCTACCGCTAGAGGCATTACGCTTATTGCTGAAAATATGGGCTTGCAAGGTGTGTGGGAAACAACAATGACTGACCCACACCGTTTTTACTCAACTGCCCCAGTGTGTGTTTGGCAAAATGGAAATATGACTGGCGCATCAACAGGCAAAAGCTCCATACTTACCAGCGTAATACCTCAAATTGGCGCTATTCAATCTGCTAATACGTTTGCAAATTGCGTGATGAATATTACAGACGTAAACACTGGAACAGTTTATGGGCCAGTTGAGCCTATTAGCGGCAATAGTTCATTTAGTACAAATGGACAAAATTGGTGGAACCCGGGTGGCAGCATCATGCGTGTAAACAGCATTACTTCTGCAGGCACTCCCGTTTATCAAGTGTCCCCAATTTATGTGCAGCCAGGGCAGTATGGTTACCCAAATATGTATGTAACTGGCGTATACAACGCTTATTGGTGCAAACCTGGATTGGGTAATTCTGGCGATACGGTGTTAGTTAATGGTAACTACTACACTTACTTTAACAGCGGAGTAATGGTAGGTTTCTTAGCGCAGACTTCGTAACATGGCAGTTTTAACGTATGCGGTCTACAATGACCCGACTAACAACAACCCTACGTTAAATAAAGCGTACAACACGGTAACTGTGCAAAAAACATTGCAAGTTGCTATTGACCCCGTTATAAATTATTCTGTCGCAAACCCACAATATTCTTGGTTTACGACCACCACTTAAAGACCTATGCTTGGCCTTTACCCTGTAGCCGCCAAACCACTTGCTACTAGCGGGCTATCAAATACTTACGCTTTTTCAGCCAGCAACGGTACTTATGCAACTACAGGCCAGCCAGCCATTATTTTGCGGTCTAAGGTGGTTTCGGCTGACAACGGAGCCTACGCAACCACGGGTCAATCGGCGATTATCTTGCGCTCCAAGGTTGTTTCGGCTGGCAGCGGAGCCTATTCAATTGCTGGGCAAGATGCTACACTTTTACGCAGCAAGGCGCTTACGGGCGACTTTGGGGCGTATACTACGACCGGCGTGCCTGCGGTTATTACGTACAGCGGCGGCCCTGGCCCTGTTGTTGTCACAGATCAGTTATTGATCACACTTCGGTCATTTACCGAAAGAAGGAGATTTTGAATGGCGCTCAATCTAAAGGCTATCACATCTGTCTTGGGTTACCAGCAGATCACCAGCTTGTCCGCAGCTACGGCTTTGACCGTACCCCAAAAGAACACTAACGGCCTTTCGGGTTCGCCCCGAATTGCCATTATTACCCCCGAAACCCAAGCTGTTCGCTGGCGAGACGACGGCGTGGCTCCTACTGCTACAGTGGGTATGCCCCTTGCAGCCGGTGTAACTTTGCAATACGATGGCGATTTGACTCAGATTAAATTTATTGAGCAAACTGCTAGTGCAAAGCTAAATATCACTTATTACTCATAAGGAGCAGCTATGGACTTTCATGGCGAGGGTGGCACAATGAGCCACTCAAATTTGATTGACTACATTCAAAAGCAGTTGCCCAATGATTTGACCACGCTGGTCAATTTGCAAGCTGAATTGGCCCAGCGCCAAGGCGCATTGTCTGCGGTGCAAGATGCTGCCGCAGATCGCGCCAAAGCTGCTGAAGAATTAGCTGCGGCTCAAGAGCAGGCCGCGGCGATGGTTGCATCTGCCAAAGATAAGGAAGCTGCTGCCAAAGCCAAATTAGCCGATCTTAAAGCCCGTGAGGACGCACTGGCTAATAGCGTCAGCGCTTTTGACGCGGCCAGCGCAGCGCGTGAAGCAGCGCTAGATGCCCGTGAAAAGACATCCGATACCCGCGAGATGCACCAACAACAGACGCAAGATAATCTTGATGTTTTAAGTGCATCTTTAGAGGCTCAAGAATCTGCATTGCAAGCCCGTGTTAAGGCTTTCCAAGATAAGGTCGCCTCAATTAGCGCGTAAGCGTTAATCAAAAAACGTACTGGTGCGTTCACCAGGGATTCTATGGAATCGAAAAATGTCAGAAGAAAACCTAGCGGAAGTTGAATCCGCGCCAGAACAGGTGGCAACGGCTGCACCTGAGACTGAAGTTAAAGCGCCGGAAGCAGAAGCACCCAAGACATTCTCGCAAGAGGAACTTGATGCAGCTATTGGAAAACGCCTCGCAAGAGAGCAGCGAAAGTGGGAACGGGAACAAGCACAGAGGGTTGCGGAAACGCAAACCTTGAAAGCAGCGCCGGTTCAGTCTGTCGATCAATTTGAAAGCACTGAGGCTTACGCCGAAGCGCTGGCTTTGCAAAAAGCCGAACAATTGCTCGCACAGCGTGAAGCGGCCAAGCAGCATTCGCAAGTTCTTGAGAGTTATCACGACAAGGAAGAAGAAGCGCGGAGCAAGTACGATGACTTTGAACAAGTAGCGTACAACCCCAAACTTCCAATTACTGAAGTGATGGCAGATACGATTCGGTCTTCGGACGTTGGACCTGAGTTAGCTTACTACCTCGGAACTAACCCCAAAGACGCAGAGCGTATTTCACGATTAGCACCGCTTGCACAGGCAAAGGAAATTGGGAAGATTGAGGCTAAATTAGCCTCTGATCCACCAATCAAACGTACTACATCCGCGCCAGCGCCGATTACGCCTGTCACTGCCCGATCCACTGGATCACCGGCCTATGACACTACGGACCCTCGGTCTACCAAGACTATGACGGATTCGCAGTGGATTGAAGCCGAACGGTTGCGTCAACGTAAGAAGTGGGAAGCGCAAAACCGCTAACTTTTTTTAAGGACTTTTTTCATGTCTAATAGTATCCTAACCATTGATATGATCACCCGAAAGGCTCTCGAAATTCTCGAGAACAATCTGGTGCTCACCCGCAACGTCAACCGTCAGTACGACGACAGCTTCGCTGTTGAAGGTGCAAAGATTGGCTCGACTCTGCGTATTCGCCTGCCTGACCGCGCTTTAGTCACTGACGGTGCTGCCTTGCAAGTACAGGACGACAACGAGCAGTACACCACTTTGTCTGTCGCCTCGCAAAAGCATATTGGCGTGAACTTCACTTCTGCCGAATTGACCATGCAGTTGGACGACTTCGCAGAGCGTGTGTTGAAACCGCGTATCAGCCAGTTGGCCTCTAGCATTGACGCTGATGTTGCCAATGCTTTCAAAACTATCGGCAATAGCGTCGGCACTCCTGGCACTACGCCAGCTACTTCTTTGGTTCTGTTGCAAGCGCAGCAAAAACTGAACGAAAACGCTGCTGTGATGTCGCCCCGCTATGCAACGGTTAACCCCGCTGCAAACGCTGGTTTGGTTGAAGGCATGAAAGGTTTGTTTAACCCCACCGACACTATCAGCAAGCAGTTCAAGAACGGCATGATGGGTACTGGCGTGTTGGGCTTTGAAGAAATCAACATGAGCCAATCCATCAAGCAGTTCACTACTGGTTCGCGCGATGCCTCGGCTTCCACGACCACTGGCGCTGCTGTGACCTCTGAAGGTTCGTCTACCCTGACCTTGACTCAAGGTTCGGTGACTACGACCATCAAGGCCGGCGATGTGTTTACCATTGCAAGCTGCTTTGCTGTTAACCCGCAAACCCGTGAAACCACTGGTTCGCTGTTCCAGTTTGTGGCTTTGGCTGACGCAACCGCTGTGTCTGGCACTTGGACTGTGACTGTGGCTCCTATGTACTCGGCTAACCATGCTTTGGCTACCGTGGACGTTCTGCCGCAAAACAGCAAGGCTGTGACCTTCTTGGGTACTGCTTCTACTGCTTACGCACAGAACTTGGTTTACCACAAGGACGCTATCACGTTTGCTACCGCTGACTTGTTGCTGCCCCAGGGTGTTGACATGGCTTCGCGTGCAGTTCACAACGGTATCAGCTTGCGTGTTGTCCGTCAGTACGACATCAACAACGACCGTATGCCTTGCCGTATTGACGTTCTGTATGGCTACAGCACCATTCGTCCACCGATGGCTTGCCGCATCTGGGGTTAATTAAACAATTTTTGAAGGAAAATTATCATGGCTCTACCTAATGGCGCAGGCGGTTACCAAGTTGGTGACGGCAATCTGTCTGAAGTTAATCTGGGCGTACAACCTACGCCTCCCACCGCCACTACCGGCGCGACCCTGACTGTTGCCCAGATCACTTCTGGCATTTTGTTGGGCAGCCCTGGCACTACTGCATCTGCTTACACGCTGCCCACCGTGGCTAGTTTGGAAGCGGTTGTCAGCAGCGCCAAGAACAACAGTTTCTTTGATTTCAGCGTTTGTAACGTGAACGGCTCCAGCACTGGTGTCATCACAATGACCGCTGGCACGGGCTGGACTCTTGTTGGCTTGGCTACCATTGCGGCTACTGCTGGTACGACCGGCGCATTCCGCGCCGTGAAAACTGGTGACGGCGCTTGGACTCTGTATCGGATGTCTTAAACCTAAATGGGGCTTCGGCCCCATTTACTAAGGAAACAATATGCCAAATACTCAAGCGGTAGGTGT